TTTTCATAATAATCGTTTTAGTATTTGCAAACTTCCAAGACAGTCTGGAAAAAGTACTACTGTAGTTTCTTATCTTCTTCATTACGCTATTTTTAATGATAACGTAAATATCGCAATTCTTGCCAATAAAGCATCAACTGCAAGAGATCTTTTGGATCGTCTTCAGACTGGATATGAAAATTTACCGAAATGGTTGCAGCAAGGTGTAGTTTCTTGGAACAAGGGTTCTATGGAACTTGAAAATAAATCTAAGATCACTGCTGCATCAACATCAGCATCATCAATTCGAGGTGGTACTTATAATATTATTTTCTTGGATGAATTTGCATTCGTTCCAAATACAGTTGCAGATAACTTCTTTAGTTCAGTATATCCTGTAATTACATCTGGACAGTCATCAAAAGTGATTGTGGTTAGTACCCCATATGGTATGAATCACTTTTATCGCTTATGGGATGATGCACAAAAAAATAAAAACGAATATGTTCCTATCGAAGTTCATTGGACAGACGTTCCAGGTAGAGATGAAGAATTTAAACGAACTACTATAGCGAACACAAGTGAATCGCAATGGAGACAAGAGTTTGAATGTTTATTTCTTGGTTCATCGGATACCCTTATATCTGGACCAGTATTAAATAGATTAATTTTTGATCAACCAAAAACATCTAGTGCTGGATTAGATGTTTATGAAGATCCTCAAGAAGATCACACTTATGTAGTTACTGTTGATGTTGCTCGTGGTGTTGAAAAAGATTTTTCTGCCTTTGCCGTTATAGATGTTTCACAATTTCCTCATAAAGTAGTTGCAAAATATAGAAATAATCAAATAAGACCAATATTATATCCACAAATTATAAAAGAAGTCGCAACATCTTATAATAAAGCATATGTTTTATGTGAAGTGAATGATGTTGGAGATCAAGTAGCAGCTGGACTTCATTATGACTTAGAATATCCAAATCTTCTCATGAGTTCTATGCGTGGAAGAGCGGGACAAATTTTAGGTCAAGGATTTTCCGGTAAAAAAGTTCAACTTGGTGTAAAAATGTCTAAGACAACTAAAAAAGTTGGTTGTTTAAATTTAAAAACACTTATCGAAGATAATAAACTTACATTTAATGATTTTGATATCATTAATGAACTTACGACTTTTATTCAAAAAGGAAATTCTTTTGAAGCAGAAGAAGGAAGAAATGATGACCTTGTTATGTGTTTGGTAATGTATTCTTGGTTAATTTTGCAAGATTATTTTAAAGAACTTACAGATCAAGATATAAGAAAAAAAATATACGAAGAACAAAAAAATCAAGTAGAGCAAGATATGTCTCCTTTTGGGTTTATTGTTGATGGTGTAAATGATGAGAGTACTTTTGTAGATAGTGATGGGGATAGGTGGTACACTGATGAATATGGAGATAAGCAAGCAGAATTATCTTATATGTGGAATTATCTTTAATGGACTTAGAAGATCATTTAAATTTTGATCATTTGTTTTTATATGAAAGAACATGTAGAGTTTGCAATCAAACTAAAAATCTAATTGATGAATTTTATAGATCTAGAAAAGATAGGGGGCCAGTATCGTCTTCTTTTTCGTATGAATGTAAAGAATGTGCTAAAAAAAGAATAATTAGTTCTAGAAAAAAACGTATTCCAAATACAAAGTGGGAATATCCTGACTGGTAGGACTGTTCGCGCCACATTTCCCCCGTGAAAAGTAAGGTTTTAATAAATATTTTTTAGATAAACTGAGACTTAGGAGAAAAGTTAAATGGCGACTCCTCAATTATCTCCCGGCGTTCTTATCCGCGAGGTTGACCTTACTGTAGGAAGAGCTGATAATGTTTTAGATAATATAGGTGCAATTGCTGGACCTTTTGCAATTGGCCCTGTAGATGAAGCTATTGACATTCCAACCGAAAATGAACTAATAAATGTTTTCGGCAAACCCCAAAATTTAGATGGTCAGTATGAATACTGGATGAGTGCTTCCTCTTTCCTATCATACGGAGGAGTGCTTAAAGTAGTCAGAACTGATGGTGTCGATTTGGCAAATGCTAATGCCAGAAGACTTAGAACTGGAGAAGTTAGTCAACTAACTATTCTCTCTGGAAATAGTGACTCATTCAGTGTTGACAGACCAGAAGGAACATACACAATTAATAATGGTAAATACTCTTCCAGTGGAATAGGTACTGATTTAGTACTTTCCGTGGGAATTGGTACAACTGGAAATACTACAGCAGTAAGTATTATTGCAGGTGGTAGTGTTTTCCTCGAAAATGATACTATTACAATTCCAAACTCACAGTTAGGAGCACCTAATCTCGGACCAGTATCCGAACTGACTGTTACTTCTGGGGGAAGTGGTGGTCTCAGCACCTACAGACAAGCAGGAACTTACACTATTACTGGTGGTCAATATACCACAAGTGGTATAGGTACTAATTTGGAGCTTTCTGTAGGTATCAATACTCTTGGAGCACCTACAACTATAACTATTGATTCTGCAGGATTGGATTTTGCACCATCTAATACCGTCACAATTTCAAACTCACAGTTAGGCGCAACCGGTATTGGAACCGCTGGAACTTTAGTTCTTAGTGTTTCTGATATCGAAAATGGTAACTTAGTTCTTAATGTAAGTGATATTTACACAACAGGTGGAATTTCTACAGTTGGACAACCAGGTCTAAAAATTAAAAACTTTGACGATTATCAAGCAAATTTTGCGGACGATATCGCATCATATATCTTTGCTGCAAAAAATCCAGGAACTTGGTCAAATTCCTTAAAGGTATGCTTTATCGATGATAAAGCAGATCAGATTATTTCAGTTGGATCAACTATAGCTTCACAGTGTAGAGTTGGATATGCGGTAACGGTGCCTCTCAATAACGTTGTTTTACCTGGAACTGCAGGAACTGTTAGTTTTAGTGGTCACTTAAAAGGTATAATCACTGGAGTTCAGGAAGATGCAATTGATGTAAAAATTGTTTCTAGAGTAGCAATTGGTACTGATGCAGATACTCTTACTACATACAAGCAAAGAAATCAAGCATCTTCAATAAGACCAGGTAATCGACTGTTTATTAGCGATGAAAGTACTTCAATAGGAGTACATACAGTATCTCTTTCTGAGAGAAGTGTTTTGGATTGGTATGATCAACAGACTCTAGGTTTAAATAATGGAAGAATTTTCTGGAAGTCTATAGCACCAAAACCAATATCTAACGGATATGTTTTAGATAGAAATGGTAGAAATGATGCCTTACATGTGGTAGTTATCGATGATAATGGTACTGTTACTGGAATTCAGGCGAACTTATTGGAGAAGCATTTAAATCTCTCCAAGGCAACTGATGCTGTTTCTGCCGTAAACTCTCCTCAGAAAATTTTCTGGAAATCTTATATTGCACAATATTCGAAATATCTTTATGTTGGAGATAATCCCTCTGATGAAAGTAATAATGAAGAAATCTATCAAACTGGTTTTGTTGCAAATACAAAATCACCATTAACTATTGCAGATGGTTTATGGAATGAACCTGCTCAAGATAAAGTTTTCTCAGCACTTGGAAATGCAACTTATGAGTTACAAGGTGGTGTTGATTATATTGAAGGAGGTGGCACTGGAAGTTTCACTGCAACTCTCGGTGACATAATGACATCTTATGACCTATTTAATAATAGAGATGAGATTCAAGTTGATTACTTGCTCATGGGTCCAGGATTACAAAATAAAGAAGAATCCCAACAAAAAGCTTCTCACTTAATTTCTATTGCTAACGGAAGAAAGGATTGTGTTGCGGTAATTTCACCACATAGAACAGATGTAGTTGATGTACTTAATACAACAACTCAAACAAATAATATTATTGAATTTTTCTCTCCTCTAGGTTCCACATCTTATGCAGTTTTTGATAGTGGGTATAAGTACACCTATGATAGATTTAATAATAGATTCCGTTACATTCCATGTAACGCAGATGTTGCTGGTCTTTGTGTAAGAACAAGTATTTTTGCATACCCATGGTTCTCCCCAGCTGGTCAGCAAAGAGGAATATTGAATAATGCTATTAAGTTGGCATATAACCCAACTAAAGCACAGAGAGATTTACTATATCCACAAAGAATTAATGCAATCATTAATCAACCTGGAATAGGAATTCTACTTTTTGGTGATAAAACTGCTCTTGGATATGCATCTGCATTCGATAGAATTAATGTTCGTAGACTGTTCTTAACTGTTGAACAGGCTTTAGAGAGAACAGCGCAGGCACAACTCTTCGAACTCAATGACGAGATTACGAGAGCAAACTTCGTAAATATTGTTGAACCATATTTACGTGATGTTCAAGCGAAGAGAGGTCTTTATGGTTTCCTCGTAAAGTGTGACGAAACAAATAACACACCAGATGTAATTGATAATAATGAATTTAGAGCTGATATCTTCTTGAAACCTGCTAAATCAATTAACTATGTTACTCTAACTTTTGTTGCAACAAGAACTGGAGTATCTTTTGAAGAAGTTGTAGGAACTGTTTGATATATTTTATAAATTACTTAGTAGGAGAAACTAACCATGCCACACACAATTCAGGACTTTAAAAAAGCACTCAAGGGAGGTGGAGCAAGATCTAACCTGTTTGAAGTATCCATCCCAAGTCTTCCAGGAGGTGTAAGTGCATCTGCTGGTTTTGAGATCGACAACTTAAAAATGTTGGTAAAGGCAGCAGCACTTCCAGCTTCAAATATTGCACCAATCGATGTTCCCTTTAGAGGGCGCATTATGAAAGTTGCTGGCGATAGAACTTTCGATACATGGACAGTAACTATCATTAATGATGAAGATTTTTCAATTAGAAATACCATGGAAACATGGATGCAATTTATTGGACAATATGGTGATGGTAGTGGTGCTACAAATCCAGCAGATTACATGGTCAATGCAACTGTTCAACAATTGAAGAGAAAAGCATCGACTACTGGATTTGGTAACGCTGAAGGTCAAGGACTTATTCCAGCAGCACAATACAAATTCTATGATATTTTCCCAACTAATATTTCTGCAATTGATCTTTCTTATGATACTTCTGACACAATTGAAGAATTTACAGTTGAATTCCAAGTTCAATACTGGGTTCCTGAAGCTCCTGGCAGCAACACTGCACAAGGATAATAAATAGATAAAATAAGTTAAAATTTAATAATGGCAAGACTATTTGGTTTTTCAATTGACGATAAAGATCTCCAGTCTTCTCCTGGGGTAGTGTCCCCCGTTCCTCAAAATAATGAGGACGGGGTTGACCATTATTTGACGAGCGGATTTTTTGGTTCTTATGTAGACATAGAAGGTGTTTACCGAACCGAATTT